CCTGCAACTACTAAATGTTTATCGTGGATTACACAAAACTTAGGATAATGTGTACCACTTACTGTTATTTCTTTTGCAAAGTAAGTTCTACTGCTTAGTTCATCTCCAGTACCTGTCATTTTAAAATAGAAAGGTTTTACTCCAGAGCCTTCATCAGTAATAACTACTTCACCATAATCTGTATTACCTTCAAAAGTAGCAAAGTGTGTTTTACTTTGTGAAGTTCTTGTTAATGTACTACGACCTGTAAAGGTACTGTAGTTATCTCCACCACCTGCTACACTATCTTTGTTTATTTGTAGCCAACTATTACCATCTTGACTAAAGTAAATGTTTGTACCTGATGTTGCAATAACTCCATCAGCGTAAACGTGCATACCTAATATTTCATTAGAGCTATTAGGTCTTGTACCATCTCCTAATTGCGTATAACCATTTATACGTCTGTATCCGCCTTTAGCAGATACTTCAAAGTTTACTAGCCTTGTTGCATTTCCTGGTTTCTGTAAAAGCTCTAATGAATTACTAGACTTATCTAAACCGCCTTGCAACGCAACTGAAAAAGGTTGCGAAGCTGCCATTAGAAATAAATCCTATCATCTGTCATGCTTTTTGGTTGTGGATTAATTAAATTAGACTTCATATACTTCATACCTTTTTTATAATCATCTAGTGCAAAAGCTGCTTGTTGTAAGTTTTCTTTAAACTGATGAACATAGTAACGTGTTCTAGCTAATATAACAGGTGCATATTGATCAGGAAGAGTAATAGCATCTCCGTGTGCTGATAAAGCAGTTGGTTTAGTATAAGCATAAAAATGAACATTATATACTTTGTCTGGTATAGGACTTAAACCAAACTTGCGATGATCTGGACTTCGTATAACGTAACGAGGTTCTCCATAGTTCTGAGTATCTGCATCATCTGCGTTTTCTGAATCTCTTCTATACCTTCTCCAGTCTGCTAAAGATATAAATTTTAAACCTCTTGAAACATACGGAGCTGATTCGCCTGATACACTTATTGTTGTAATATAAAAATCATCCCAATCTATAGAAGAATAATCAGTAGTTATACTAGAGCTTCCTGATTTAAGAGTATACCATCTAGTGCCTGCTACAGTTGCTACAGTTACATTTCCATAAAAAGGATCTGTTCCTCCACTAGCTGCTGCTGCAAAAAAAGGTAATTGAGGTTCTTCATTAGCTATATCATTTAACGATCTATTAATAGACTCTTTAACAAAAGCCTGTATTCCTACTGCATCTGAAAAGTTTGAAGATGTAAGTTGTACTTCATTAAGCTCTCTTAAAGTCTCATTAGTAAGTGTTAAATATGTTGTAGCCATTATTTACCCTTTTTCTTTTTACCAAATATTTTATCGTAGTTGTCTTGGTAGTTTTTTTTAGCTTCACCAGAATATGCGTTACCTAATAATCCTAAGACTCTAGTGCTTTTAGGGCCTTTAGAGCCATTTAGGATTATAGGATTTTTATCGTTACCTAACTGTGGCATGTCTACTGGTCAGGAGTAGAGCCGAGGTGTAAAAACTCAACTAAGTAAGTAACAGTTGTAGCTGCCGTAGCAAGGTTATTTGCTAGTGGCTTTAGACGAGCATATAGTGTACGAGCAGAAGCACTATACAAAGTAGATGCTATAACAATAGCTTCTGAAGTTGCTGGGCCTCCAACAACACCTGCTGTTACTCCTGTTCCTACAAAAGCGTTAGCTGCGTGTCCATGTGAGTTTTGAATAATATACAAAGGTGCGTTTGCTGTCCAAGTTACTGCTGATCCACCATCATCAAGAATAGCTTTCTCATCAATAATTTGACCACCACCTGCTGCAGTACCTAAATCAAAATCAACATCATCACCTGAAGCTCCTGCTGTAACAATGTTACCTGCTGGAATGGCAATAAGGTTTCTGATAATAGTATCTGCTGGTTGTGTAAATGAAACATCGTAAGTAGCGTCAGCAGTAACTGCAATAGTTCCTGTTGTAGCTGAAGTCCACGAAGTACATATGTTATCAGCAATATCCTGAACATCTCCTGTTCTGGCTGAGTTGCGCCCTGTATCTCTTACTTTAAATACTGGGTTTGACATTTTGTGTCTCCTTTATCTTTAAAAGATAAGTTAAAATTAATAAAATTTTATTTTAAAAAAGAAAGGGGGGTTTTTACACCCCCAAATCTATTTAGTCGATACCGTAGAAAGCAGAAACTAATGCTTCGCCACGAAGTACTTTAGAACCATATACATGTAGTCCTCGTACAATGTCGCCAAAGCTATCAGGATCTCTGATTACTTCAGTACTTGTTATAGTCTGAGCAGTAGCTGTAGACGACATGTGACCAGCAATACATTTACCAGCAGCATTAGATGTGCTTGCAATGTTGTTTGATTTATACATGTCAAATCCACGAAGTTTACCACTTGAGACTAGACCATTTCTAATTGAACCTTGACCTGCGTTGTAATCAACAGACAAAAGTTTTGAAGATGAACTTGCAAGAACTTCATAGAAATCAGGTGATGCTAAAAACCATCTCCCTTCTTCTGGAATATTCTGTTCATCAAGCAAACGAGCCATGTGCGAAAGCACATCAATAGGATCGTGTTCACTTGCTGCAAAACCGATGTCAAGATTACCAGTTCCGTCAAATGTGCCTGCTGCTAGGTCAGTAGCGTTGTCAGAACCAAGAATATGGTTAGGACTTGAAGCAGATACACCTGCGAACATAGTAGCAATTACACCTTCATCATAAGCATCACGAAGAGCGTATGCTGCAGATGAACTAGCTACTTCTTTAAAGTTCACATGAGACATTTTAGTTTCAATGTCATCAACGATGAATTTAAATGCGTTAGCTGTATCAACTACAAGAGTCAACTCTTGGTCAGTTAGTTTAGTCGCTGTAACGTCTGCACCACGTTCATACTGGTACACAGTAATTTCAGGTTCTTTAATAATATTTACCGAATCTCCGTAAGCAGTAATCTCACCAGCATAATCTGTATTGGTGATCGCTTCTACAACCGAAGCCTTTCTAAAGAAGTTAAGAACCTTTTTAGAGTAGACTGCAGGAAGGAAAAACGAATTAGTTTGACCACTGACGGAGTTGGCAAAGTTAGCGTTAGTATCCGTGCTAGGCTCGAAATACTGATCTGATTGGTTATAAGCCATTTTACTTCTCCATTATATCAAATTAAAAGTTATTGTTTTACTACTCTGCCTTCGTGAATTGCTTTTCCGATTTCATCTTCGTACTTGTCAAATTCAGCAATAGACATTGCAGCAATTTCCCTTTCAGTCCAGATTTTCTCTTGCTTTGGTTCAACCGCAGTTGTTTTAGTTGAAACCATATCTGCAGCAGTTTTTCTAGACTGTTTCTTTTTAGGCTTACTCGCTTTAACATCTAATCCAACATCACGCTTGTATAAATCTAAAGCACGACTTGCAAGATCCCCATCACTACTGTTGTTATATATCCAATCTTGAATTGATTGAGGTTGTGCTTTAGCCCACAAATGGAACTCATCACTATTCTTAATCTCTTCAAAGTCAGGGTGATTATTTATCAACCTTTCTTGTGCTTGTTTAGCTAGAAGTTCTGTTTCACGTTCTTGTAATGCAGATAATCGTTCTTCTAAAGTTTTAGTTCTTTCAGAACTTTGCATATGTGCTACAGTTTCTACTACTTCATACACATCTGGATATTGCTCTCTAAACTTTTCTAAGTCCTCTGGAGACTTTGGAGCTATATAGTTTGTTCTGTTTTTAGCAGCTTCTTCTAGTAACTCTTGCTCTCTAGCTTTAAACTCATTAAGTTTAGAATCGTAATGTGTTTTTAAATCATCATATCTTTTTTTGTAATCAGGTTTACTATAAGGTTTATCTTTAGTAGCTTGTTTACTTTGCTTTGATTCTTTAACTTCTTCTTGAACCTCTTCTTGTGGTTGAGGTTTTTGAAAAAATAAACCATCATCAGCAGATACAAATGGTTTTTCTTTTTGGTTGTGCCAGTCCTTTTTAGCGTTATAAGGATTAGCGTCTTTCGCTTGTGTTGCCATATCTTACTCCTACTCAGGGCTTTCTAAACAAAGTAGCTGCATGAGTCGACTGTGCAGGGTTTGTTTTTGTAAAGGTAGCCTTTCGGTTAATGTTGTGATAAAGGGCTTAGTAAACTAAGGTAGCTTTATCGTTATTGCATTCGTGGATTAACAGACATCATACCTTTTTTGATTTCATCTTCAGCTATATCTTCATCAATAGGCTTTCCAAATCTATCTACTTTAGGTTTTTCTTCTACTTCACCACCTTCTTGCATATCTTGTCTCATAGCATCAGCTTCGGCTTCGGCATCATCCATCATACTTTGTAATCTGTCTGCGCCTATTTGCTCTGTAGCTTTTGCTGTAAAGACAAACTCACCATCCGATAACCGTGCTGGTATCGAATCGGAGACTCCAGAACCTGGGCCATTAACTGGGCCAGCTCCTGAAAATTCTGTTGCTGTTTCCATAAGTTTATCAAACATTACGCTTAACTCTGAATCAGCTTCTAATTTATTCATTAAAGATGTTTCTTCTTCTGGAGATAACGATTGATCTATTATAAAATCAACATACTCGTCTTCCATTTGCTCATCAGGCATCATATCCTGTTCTTGCTTTTCCATCATAGGCTCTTCTTCTGTAGGCATCATCATAGCCATTTGAGCTTCTATGTCTCCACCTTCTTCATAACCCATTCGCTCTACAACCTCTGGAGCAACTTTTCTTAGAGCTTCTATTCCCTTACCACCTTCTTTCATACCATATCTTTTTTTCTTATTTTTTTCTTCTACAACAGGAGTTACAGAAACAGCTACTCCAACAATTTCTTTATTTTTTTTCTTTTTTGCCATAATTAATCTCTATAACTCATAGTTTGTATAACTGAATCACGAAGCTGGATTAATCGTTCCAGAGAATTGATCTTCCCCTGGCTGCGGTATATTTCCTGTTCCGATGTTGCCACCGCCAGTACCTGTAGTTCCAAGTTCTTGAGCTTCTTGAGGTACTCCTCCAGTTCCTTCCATTGCTTGTTGTTCACTATTGGGTTGAGCTTCTTCGCCTGTGTTTTGTCCAGCATTTTGCATACCTATTATTTGAGCCATAATAGCTGCTTCTTCAGGATCGTTGAGTATTTCATCAGGATCTAAATCTAAGCTATAGGCTAGTTCACTTACTAATTTAGAAATCTTAACAAATGGTGCAATCGCAGGACTCTGTGCAGTTTGTAAGAACATAGTCAATCTTTGACTTCTCACTTCTTTTTGCATCAAGCTATTTGTACCAGTAGCTCTAACTTCTAAATCACCTTCAACATTTATTTTTCCTTCAAAGAACTGCATGTTCCATTGAAAGTAAGCTTCCCCCAAAGGCTTTAATAAAAAGTCGTCAAGATTTTTAACGACTGTTTTAATATTTAAACTTGCAGCTCCAAGTAACATTGACATACCTGACGCTGTTCTTGTCATACTTTGAACACCTGTTTGTCCATGACTGTAACTAGGCAAACCTGTTTGTTCATCTGCAAGTTGTCTAAACTTGTCAAACATCATCATATTTTCATTAGATGTGTTTGGAAACTTTAATCCGTGTATTGCTTGACCAGGCATCCCTGCTTGTCTGCGGAATATCTTTCCAGGAAATACTTCCATAGATTGACCACCTACAAGAGCTGATTCATCTACATCAAATACTACAGAGCCTGATAGAGCTAAGTTATCTATAGCCATCCTAGCGTGACCATTCATAACCTGCTGTGAATCGCTCATGTTTTCTGCTATACCAATACCAAAGAAGTTATAAGGATTTCTTTCGTATGGGAACGCATGGTATGGAATACGATACGGTGTAAATGGATTTATAACAGCTCGAAGTATTTTGTTTCCTGAAATCCAAGCATTAATCTGTACTTCGTCTAGATCGTCAATATCTTCGTCAAGCTCTATACCAACTTCTCTAGCATACTCCGCATCCATTAAACCCCAATATTCTAAAACTTCAAAGTTAGTTTGATACTCTTCATCAACTCTTGCATCATCTTTAAGTTGATATTCAAAATCTTTTTCTTCGTAGTTTGCACCCATACGCAAACAAGCTCGAATAGCTTCTTCGTCAAAGTAAGGCATATTGCGTAGCTGTCTAAGTTGACTGCGGTTCATCTTATGGCGGTGTATTACATATTCACACTCGTCCATATCAGTTGCTGCAGGATCTGGATAGAAATCCCAACAGCTTACAAATTCTATTCTAGGAACTCTAACTTCTAAAGGATTGTATTCTCTCTCGCCTTCTTCGTTTGTGTTCCACTTATTTAATTTTTTATTAAAGTTAAAAGGCCCTTTAACGATACCTGTACCAAGTAATGAAGCTTCTAACAAAGCGTTTCGTATTTCTGACGAACCGTTAGATTCTTCTATTTGATCATGTATAAGTTTCTCCATGCGTCTTGCAGCTTTTTGTGCTGGAGAAATTTCAGGAACTTGTGGATCTGGAGAAAGACCTTCAGAAAACATTCCTTCTTCTTCTGCTTTATCAGGAGGAGGAGCTTGATAAAAACCTTCTCCATATGTTTCGCCTGGTTTAAAAACACGACCATCTCCCATATAACCTACATCATAAGGGTTTTCTTGAGGAGGATCTTCTAAACGATTACCTATATTATCAGGTTGTTCTATGCCTGGGGTTGGGTTATTAATATCTAAATATGCGTTTTCTTTTTCTCCTTCTGGCATCAATGTTTCACTAATACCTATAGGAAATTTTCCAGTTCCAAACATAACATCTACTAGCTGTCCGAATGCAGCAAGTACTTTTGTTTTTGTAACTTTTACAAAGACTCTAGATTTTTCAGACTCTCTAAACTTTACATTTTTACTGTAAAGACCTCTGTAGTTTTCATACGCATTAAGCCATCTTCTTTCGTCTGTCTGTCTAGATTCTTCTGCTTGTTGAAATCTTGATCTAATTAAACCAACTAAAGTTGTTTGTTGATTATCTTCTAATACAAGGTTTTTACCTACTTCGCCCTCAACTTCTTCATAGATGTTGTTAGCGTTTAAAAATGTATTGTCATTTTCTTGCATATTTAATAACCAAATGTTGAGTCAGAAGGAATATATATTTCTCTTTTTATATCTCTTAATCTAGATAATGCTCCTTCTACTCTTGGTCTGCTCATAATTAAATATCGCAAAGCATCGTAAGCATGGTCTGAAGCATGTGTATCTACGTCTTCAGGATTATTTTTAGATAATGGAATACTTTGAAGTTCTCGTATTAAGTTTGGACAAGTATTAAATATTTGTAATTTAGGTCTGCCACTGTCTTGAATTTTTAAATATTCGTGTATCTGTATTTTTCCTTGTATTCTATTCTTATCAGCGCGTCTAAGTTTATGTCCGCCACGCACTAAAGCCTCCCCTACAGTAGGCCCTGTTGTTCCTGTTTTAGACCATGCGGCTGTATCAAGAACACCGGGAACTGAAAAAGGATCTTGTAGTTCCATCTCTGTTATTATAGAGCCTAAATCCTGTCCTGTCAAGCCTTTTTGGTACAATTCTCGATAAATTATTAAAGTTCCATCGTTAATATCTAATGTTCCCCACAAACAACAGCTCTCAGAAGCGTATCCGTAGTCAATTCCTTTTACTCTTTCCCATGCAATAGGTATTTGAAATGGACTAATAATGTGTGCATTTGGATCAAATTCTGTAAATGCTGCGCCTTCTGAAACATCCCAGTTTCCTTCTAGTAATTGTCTTCTTTGAGTAGGCGGTAAAGACTTTAGCATTTGCTCATATACCCCATCTTCTGCTAGATAAGGGTTATCAGCTAGTTTTGCAGGTATAAACTTTCTACTTAAACCGTCACTACCTTTAAAACTTGTGTTGTGTTCTGCAGGTTCTATGTACCTTCGCTTTACCCACGAAGAACCTACACCACCAGGGTTAGCGGTGCATCTAAGATAAGTTTGAATAGAGGGATCGGTAGTACGAAGTCGAGAAGCAAGGTAGTTCCAACTAAATTCTGTAGGTAAATGTGTTATTTCATCAAAACCAATCCAACTGTATGCTTGTCCTTGATAACGATATACATCTGCATCACGTTCAAGGAAGCCGAACTCTACTTTTGCACCACTTGGAAAGTTCCAAAGCTTTTCAACTTCACGAAACTTAGCACCAGGAAAGGCTAATGGGTAAAGTTCTCTGGATTTGTCGATCATTTCGCGCAGTTCTGGCATAGATCGTCTAAGAATTAAGGCACGATGAGCTTTTTTATGCGCATAACGTAGTGGATCAACTAACATTGCGTAAGATTTACCACCACCTGCAGCACCACCATAAAGAACATCCTTCTCACCTGCAGCAAGAAAGTCTGTTTGTGGCCCTTCGTTGGGATGAAAAATAACTTTAGAGTTTTTTATAGTTTCTTGGATAGAATCTGTAGTATTTTCTAATTCTTCTTCAGAAACTATTCTAGATTGTTTGCTTTGAGGAGGAGCAGTAACTTTATCTAGTAGTTTTTTTTCTTTCTTTAATTGTTTTTTCTTATTTTGAACACGCTTTTCAGCTTTTTTAAGTTCTTTTTGTCTTCTTGCAAGAGCTAATTTTCTCTGATGCGTTTTAGAGTAGTTGTATCTTTTCTTAGCTCCAGGTTTATTCTTTGGTCTACCACTTTTCTTACGAGGTTTACCGTCTTTATTTAAAACAAACTCTCCATTGTCATCCGTGACATATTCTTCTGGAAAAATTAACCATAAATCTTTATCTAAATAAGTCTTTAAAGAAACATGGCTAATCTTTCTATCCGTTTTTTCAGACAACAGTAAAGCTCCTTCGCGTAACGAAGCTTCTTTGTTGTATATTTTATGGAGAGTTTTATTAAGTTCTTCAAGTTGTGAAGGAATGGGTGCAAGATAACCCTGAATAGAGCTTAGTTTATACCCAAAAGGAATTGTAACACTTTTCTTTTTGATATAGCCTTTAGGTATATCTGTCATGCTTTACTATCTCTTAATTTTTAGTTTACTCATTATAGAATCATAGAGTTCTGGCTTACGTCTTTTAACAACAACCATACCAACAACCACTATAAAGCTAGTTATAATTACAAAATCTATCATAATTATGTGTCCTCCGTAGTTATGTCTTCAAAATCAACATCAATAGTTTGCTTTTCAGGCAATATAAAGATGCCTCCTGTGACGTTATGATTAACATCTAGTCTTTCCTTTTTAGTAACACCTACTCTATCAAGGATAGTCTGTGCTGCTTGTACTTTAATATTCGCTTGTGGTACAGAATGCTCTGTAGACATAAGTTCAATTAACTTAAAAGCAGCCTTTGGAGCTTCGCGAGCAAGTACGTCTGAGGCTAAATCTACTATTTCTTGTCTAAGAGATTGTATTATTTGATCCCTGAGTATCCTGCAAGCTCCGCTGCAAGCTTTAAGTCTCCCTTTGTTTCTACTAAGTTTTCAAGGAAGGCTTCTTGTTTTTCTGTGAGGTTTCTTTTTGTAGCAGGTAAATTAGACATAACCTATATTATAGGAACACTTTAAAGAGTTTGTCAAGTAATTTATTTTCTCAATAGGCCTTGACAAATGTGAAATATGACTGTACAATATCCTTGTACCCCCCAGGGTTGCATAGATATATAGTACTATAGAGTTTTATAGAGCTTTATAGAGGCTTATTAAGCGCGACATAGGTTGTTTAGTATCTTCTTAACACTGAAAAGTTCTGAAAAATGTAGAAGCATGTGCATATATATACCCAGGGGGTGGGGGTGATCCTGCCCTGCCCTTCAAAGACTCGCGAGTTACTTTAAAGAACTTCATAGTTCTTTTAATAGAGATTTTTTTATAGACTTCATAGTCCTTTATAGTCTAAAAAGTTTTTTATTTGCGCATTAAAGAAACTTTAAAGAATTTTAGAGTCTTTTTTATGGAAGATAACAAAGAATTTTAGAGATTTTAGAGTCTGTATTTTACTCTACAGTCCTCATAGATTTTTAAAATATTCTTAAATTTGAAACACATGGACGATTATTATTCATAATCTTAATGTTATTGATGAATATATTGCTAGATCGCTCCGTAATGCTCGCTGTAAAGAGCTAAATGAAATCTAATAGTACCCCATAGGGTAAAAAAAAAGACTCTAGAAACTTAATAGAGTCTTTTAATTTGTACTGGATAAATTTAATCTAAAATATCATTCTTAAATAATCTTTGTGCAATATCATCAACGAACATAGCAAATTTATATGGATTCGTTTTATACAGTTCTGTATGTAAAACTTCATTCCAATCCATTGATGTTTTATAACATTTAATTAGCTTATCGTTATTTAAATCATAATTG